CAAATAACTCTAAAACTTTCATTTAAATTTTGTTAAATGTTTATTATCAATTACATACGTTTCTCCGAAGCCAAAATCTTTTATTTCTTTTAATTCTATTACTTTTTTTCTTTTTATATGACCTATCAATTCAACAGAGTTTTCCTGCACCCAAGCAAGTACATAATGCTTTGCTGTCTTCCTTTTAAATTGATTTGCAAATAATAATAAAGGTGGTCTATTCTTAGAATTAGAAGATTTTACATCAACACCATATTTAAAATCACTTCCTGAATCTCCTTTTCCAATAGTTAGAACATCTACCTTTTCACCTGTATGTTTAGAATAAGCATATTCTCCAAGAACACCTATGTAATGCCTCCACCAAGCAGGTTTGCTTTTAAAGAAATTAAAACTATTTTTTGTATCTGCGTGATTCATTGATCCTGATCGCTTCATTGCTAAATCTTTGCACCAATCTAATTCTTTGTCTGTTAATTTGATTGTCATATTAATTTCTTTAATTTATCTTTTACTTTTCTGTATGTATTGTAAAGGGTATAATATTCAATAAATGAATTTCTAGAAAAGTCTGCTATGCTTTCACCCTCGTTAATTATTTCAAAAACTTTTCTGTCATACCAAAACATCTTATTTAATTCAGATTTTATTTTATCATAGGCTTCATCATAATCTACATCACAATCTAATTTAGAATAATTGGCATCTTCTATATTAAGCATTGTAATATTTTTACCCTTACGTTTTAAATCTATGTATAATGTTTTTAGAACTTTATAAATGTAGTAGTAGTTTATGTCATTATCATAATAAATAATGTCTAAACCTGCTTCTATTTTTGGTATTATTTTAATATACATTTCCTGAACAATGTCCTCAGCTATCGTTTTATTACAACCAAATGAATTAACAACATTAATCCAAGTCTTATGCTTTTTAGCTAGTAATAATATAACTTCTTTTTCAGACATTATTTTAATGGGTCATATAAATTTTCTACTATTTGAGGTAATCCAAAATCATTAACTTCAAAGCTAAAAGTATCAAAAGAATAACCTCTAGATCTTCCACACTTTACTGTAACCCAATCTTTATTAACCGTATTAGCTTCTAATTGTATTACCGTTTCTGCTTTCTTTTCTAAAAAACTACCTAAGTGACCTGTACCTAGTTTTGAACTACCAAAGTTTTGATGTATAACGTTTATTATGTGGCATTTGTAAATTGATGACCATTCCATTAATTTCTGAACTAGATGATTACTTTCAGAAATATTGTTAGCATCAGAACATAAATCTGCAATACCATCTATAATTAATAAAGATGGTGTTTTAATTCTTTCTTTTAAATAGTAATCTATAAATTCAATTCTCATTTTATAGTCTATTGACCTCAATCCAAAGGTATGATAAATTTCTGAATTAATATTAGAGTCCATTTTGTGTACCCTTTCAAACACTTTTTGGCAATGCCAAGCGCCTTGTTCTGTATCTATATGAATTAATTGTCCATCATTACCTTTATGTCCTTTTATATCACCACCAAATTGATTTTTATCACTTAAATAGCAAGATGCCAATAATGATATAAAAAATGTTTTCTTTGTTTTAGGTGGTGCAGTTACTACTGATAGATTTCCGTATGTTCCTAATGCTATTGGTACAATTAAATCACCATCTATTTTATTTGATTTTACTACTTTCTCACCATAAGATAATGCTACAGGTGGATAGTCTACTTTTTCCTTAGAATTTATAAAACAATCTTGCTCTATAAATTGCATTAACATTCTGTGTTCGTTCTGTTTTTCTGTCATTTGATAAATATATAAAAAAAAAGGTATAGATTATAAAACCTACACCTTTTTATTAAAAATGGTTAGTCTTAAAATGGTAAATCTGCATCGGCAGTTGCTTCAGTTTTAGCTTCTTCTTTTTCTGCTAAAGTGATATTTCCATCAGTCCAAACTACTTTTCCATTTCCTAAGTAATTTTTTTGAACTTTAGCATCTCGTTCTTCTTTGGTTTGACTATCCATAAAAGCAACATTGTTTCCATATCTAGTTTCATCCTGAACTGATATAGTAAAATTATAATAAACTGCTCCATCTTTTCCTTTGATAAATTTTTCCTTTGGTAATTTATCTACTCTAATAGATCCTGTAATAAGTGTACTCATAATTTATTTATTTAGTTATTAAATTTATTTATCTGTAAAATTAAATTCTGCGTGTTCTCCACAATCTGAACAAATACCTGCATCCCACAAGTTAGATGCTCCACAACAATCTGATTCGCTCATATCTATTTCTTTTTAAAATCATCTGATTCATCTTCTCCAAATACCCCTAATTCATAAAATCCTGTCAGTTTTAATACTGCCCTGCTTAATGCTCGTTTCTCTGCCATTTCTACAACATACCAACTTTGACAATTTCCGTCCTTATAAGTAGTTCCTTTCAAAGCACTACCAAAAGTTTCGCAAGTATAAATAGGCTTTAAGTCTAAAAATGCAGTTGCTTTTATTACTGCAAAATTAGTTTCACATTTAATTACTTTATAAGCAATCTTAATGTTTTCTTTAGCTTGTATTTTTTCAATACCTGACCTTGTGATTATAGTAAAGGTTTTTTTGTTATCCCCAAATCCAATTTCTTTTGTAAATATATCTTCTGATGTTAATTCATACTTTAGATATAAAGCCTTTAATTTTTCTCTGTTCATCTTATTTAAAAATTTGTTTTGATACTTCTATTTGTGCTTCTAAAAATTCTATCTTTTTTAGTAATGCTTTTATTCTAAACTCATATTCTTCTATGATTGATTTAGATGTTTCTGTTGAATAATTTATTCCCATTAGTCTAGATTTAATAAAGTTGATTTAGCTATCTCAATCTTCTTTTCTAGATCAGGAATAATTTCTTTGTTATCATTTAGAACTGCCACATACAATTCCTGTTGTAATTCTTTTACCTTTTTATTTAAGGTAGTTCTTTGTGTTATCATACTTTTTAATATTAATTAATAATTCTGTTGAACAAATATAAACAAAAAATTTAATAACTAAGGTTTAAAACAAAAAAAAAGGATAAAAAATTAATTTTACCCCTTTTAATATCAAAGTATAACAGAACAAAGAATACTCAAATGTAGTTAATTACATTGAATCTACCAAATTTTTATATTTTTTAATCATATCTTCTATTTCAAAGTTTGATAACTTTATTATTTGTTGTGCTTTAATGCTTAAATCTTCTGCAGTACCCTCACCATATTTTGCATCTAGATTTACAGAAAACTTATATTGTTCTCCATACTTAAAAACATTGCATCCTGCACATTGTACTTGGCAATTTACCTCATCCCATCTAGTAGAATAATGTTTTCTAGATTGAAAATGCCCGTTCTGTAATTTCTTCCAATGATCCACCTTGCCACAAGTAAAGCAGGTAGCTTTTTCATCTACTGAATTTTTTAGTCTAATATATTGGCTAAATATAGTATCTAGCTTTTTAACTAATTTACTTCTGCTTACCTTTTTATTCGATGGCATTATCTAAGATTTGTATAATATGCCTGATTTCACTTCTTTCAAACTTACCCTCTACCTTTCCATTATATGTTTCTAACTTAATTGAATACATATCTTTTTCTTCTTTCTTATCTTCTTTATAAAGGTGGTTTACATCTAATTTGAATTGCATAATTTTAAAATTTTGATTAAAATGTTTTTTTTTGTAGAATAAAAATAATAAATTTAAATTTTTTTATTTAAACATATAACCAAATATATATAAATATATATAAAAATAAATATAAAATATAATAATATAATAAAAATAAAGACTTAGAAAATGTAATCTAATTCTTATTTCCAATAGATTTAATCTTTTCAAACCCTCTAGATCCAAAATAAGCTGCTACAATTAAAGATAATAATCCTGTAATAGAATCTAAAGGATATTCTAAAAACCATCCTATAACATAAGATATTGAAAAAAATACTAAAGTTAAAGGTCTTACGTTTTTACTTAACCAACTATCTGATAAATTATCTGATTCCCATCGCTTAGTAATTTCCTGCATCTCAATAACGTCTATTTCTAGCAGTTTTAAAGCAATATCTTTATCTTCATTTGATATACTAATATCTTTTTGTATTAAGTTCTTAGCCTTATTTAAAATACCAACTGATGGAAATACATCACCTAATATATTTAATACTTTAGGTGCTGCACCTTTTAAGAATTTACCAACCTTAGTTTCAGAAAATTTTTTTTTAGGCATCTATTTATTTTTATTTAGTAAATACCATTTTTGAATAGTATATCCTATTGTTATGCTTAAAAGAATTATTTTTAATCCTATATCTATATTGGTCATTGATATGCCGAAGCTACTTAAATTTATTAATATTGTTTTGTAATCTGAAATCATTTTTTATCTATTGATTTTAGCTTCTTAGAAGCCCAATTAATACCTGATGTTCCACCCCAACCTAACCAAGCAACATAACCATTGTCTTTCCAAGGTGTGCTTTTGTTTTCAGGACTTACTTCTGCATTTTTTTTATGTCTTTGAAAAGCTGACATTCTAGCTATTGTTTCCCTGCTTATGTTTTCTCCCTTTGCTAATTGGTTTGCTCTAACCCAACCAACCCTAGTCATTCCCTTAACCTCACTTCCGTACTTTTCTCTCCACTTTAATACTTTTTTAGCATTGTTCTTTGCTGATTCAGGATAGTCATTATAGGTTTCTAAATTAACCATATTACCTTCAAAAGACTTATAGCATATTGCAATAGCTTCTGACCTATCGTGGTAAATCATTAGCTGAGGAACACACCTCATCATAAAATCTTTCTGCTTTTCTCCTATTTTTTTGTTTGGTATTGGCATATCTATAAAGTATAATAAATTCCTTTTCTTAAAGTTTTTAATACTTGCTTTCTATTATCTTTTTCTTTGAATGATACGTGAATCCATTTAGGGTTTTGTGATCCAAATTCCCAAATTAATTGGTCAAACTCTAAATTGTCTTTTATGTAGTTAAATAATTCTAAATTAGTTTTTTCACCTAGTGTAGTAATATCAATAGCATTACCTGTTAAATGACTTGAAACAGATGAGCCACCGATTCCTGAATTTACCTTCTTAGATCTAAAAAAACTATTTACTTTAATAGGATGATTTGCCCATTCCCTTAATGGTTGAAAAACTTCTTCAGCAACTAACTTCATATTTTCAATCTTTTCATCATCAGGCTTATTTGCTATCTTATATTTTTTAGCATAATTAGAATATGTTGCTTCTTTGTATGAAATATTTTTACTTATTTTTTTCATAATAAAAATTTAAGTTAAGGTTTTGGCACTTCTGCGTTTCTAGGATATCCATAAAATTGATGTGCTGCATTATCAGCAGGATAAACCTCATTGCTTCCAAAGTCTAAGTCATCTGTACTCATTACATCGTAAGCATAACCTTTGTAATAAACAGGATGCTCAGGGTCTGTTGTTTTAGCAGGGTCTATTACCTTTCCAATATTTACAACACCTTTTGTTCCGTTTATGTATTGCATAGATGTAACACCTTCTTCTGTTACTTCTTCCCAAACGTTGTTATCTATTAAGACTTGTTTGCCTTGTTGTTCTGTATCAAAAACTAATTTGTATATGTGCATTTTATATTGTTGTTAAAGAT